CATCGAGTAGCAGGATTGCTCCTCGTTGGAGTGCTTCCACGACAGGTCCGTTATGCCAAACAGTTGCCCCATCGACAAGACGGAAACCACCAATAAGATCGTCTTCATCAGTTTCAATAGTAATGTTGACGCGGATTAGTTCACGACCCAGTTGAGCACACGCTTGCTCCACACTGAACGTTTTACCATTACCCGAAAGACCCGTAATGAACGTAGGATAAAAGAGATTGGACTGAATAATCTTTTTAATGTCGCCAAAATTACCAAACTTGACAAAGGTATCATCTTTATCTGGGATAAGATTCTGTTCGATAGCAGGCATTGCTGCAGGAGCATTATAAGTAACTTCAAGTTCATTGACTGTATCTTGAGTAACCTCAAGATTCCAACGACCACGAGAAGTTTTAAAATTCTCAAGACGACGAGTAACCGTTTGATAGTTAAGACCACGAGAGGCACAGAATCCCCTAATGTCTGCAGCAGTTAGTTCAGAACCATACAGTTCTTTAATGCTGTCAATCAGTGCTTCGTCGTTCACAGAAATTTTGCGGGGCATGATCTAGTTAGGTGGGATCGATGTTTGAACAAAGTTATTATAGAGGCACATCATCGGATTTTTTCCGATCATGTGCCAGTTAATCAACTGTCACGCGACAAGATCAATAAACTCACTCAGAATTTTTTTGTTCATTTTTTTGGTCCTTAAACTCTTGACAAACGCACTCTTAATCTGAGTTTTTGTTGCATCCTCAGCAACCTGGAATTCAGACTCTTGGGTCATTGCGTTTGCTGCTAGTCCAAAGTAAGAATCGTAAGCAGTATTCTTGATTGAGAATGCGCGAGTCTTTTTCCAAGAATTCATAATCTTATCAAATTCGTCTCCATAAAATCCAACATACCTACGAATGAACGCGCCAGCATCACGAGATTCAAGAACACGAATACCAATAAAATTAGTATCTGAAAATTTATCTTTCAGGTTATTGATAAGAACATTGGGGTATTGATACCAGTCACAGTTGAAAGAGTAAGTTGTTCCCAATTTACGATCACGAAGAATACAACTAGAATTCATTCCACCAATACCAATGTATGGTTCAGATTCCCAATGACGTTTAACCTCACGGTGATACTTTAGCGGAGGTGCTTCACCGTCAGTAAGGATAACGCATTGAACCTTCTCCAGATTATTCTTCTTTTTAAATTGTGGAATAATTTTATGAAGACAAACCAAAGACTCATTTAAAGGAGTTCCAGAAAGACCCAATCCATTAGGACAAGGATATCTTGTATAAAATGTACGAGAGAACGATGCTGCCAATCTGAAGATATTTTTCATTTGAATGTCAAGATCACCCGACTTGACATTACTAGTAAACAAATTCAATAATGAGAAGTATTCTCCAAGATGTAGGATACCATCACGCTTCTCATACATTGGTTCTGGCATGATTGCCCTTCCATCAAGATCATATCTGATCTTTGCCCACTCATATGTGAAAGCATAAACCTCGAAGGGAATAGAAACTTTTTTACAAAACCAAACCAGATTAAAAAGTTGTTTGACGGTATCCAACATAACGTCCTGCATTGAACCAGACCAATCTAGTACAAACACTAGACCATGATTTTTACCATCAGGAAGAATAGTTACTTTTTTAAATACGTCTTCATTGTACCTGTAAGTATGAAGTTTACTTGTGTCAAGAACACCCGTCTTGGCAACTGATGCACGGGCGTAAGCACTAGCAGACTTTCTACACTCAAACTCTTTAACAAGATAACTAACTTCCTTTTGAGCAGAACGTTTGAACTCTACATACTTTTGATCTACATATTCAAAAACATCTTCTTCAGCATATCCATTCCAAGTAGAGTTGATTTGCTCATAGATATCAGCATTTGGAACAATTACAGTATCAAGGTTAACATCTGGAATTTCAAGATAAACATTTTCATATGTATTCTCATTAATCAAATCTTTCAATGCATCTTCAAGAGACTGCGCTGTTTTAACCGAAGGTTCTTCTTCACTGGGTCCATCTGAAGGCATCATATCTGGTGCTTTAGAACTCCCACCATTATCAGCACTTGGAATATTTTGATTCGACTCAGATTTATCTTCAGAAGAATCTTCACTTACATTCTCACTGGGCATCTCACTTGGAGCACTTGACGATGACGCTCCTGTATTCCCAGCAGAATCAAGTTCTACCTTATTTTCTTTCTCTTCTTCTTTTTTCTTGCAATAATTATAGAGTCGTTCTGCTGCATCAAGAACATCATCAAAAGTTTCACACTTGCCAACTTGATCAACAATTAATTTCTCTTCATCATCAAAAGGAATTTGAATATAATTACCAACCTTATAAAAGAGATTTACCTTGTCGGCAAGGTTGTAAGTATTGATGTCATCATCACCAATAGAGAAGAAGTCGTCATCAGACAGTTCCTGATAACCCCGATAAAAAGTCTTTGCCAGACCCATGTAGCGGCGCTTCATCATCTTCTCAATGCGAGCATCCTCAACTACATTTACAAATTGGGGTGGTATTTTGCGTTCCTTTAACCAGTCAATATCTGGCGTATACAATGCATGACCAACTTCATGACCCACGAGGAGGTCATACACAGTGTTGCTTGCCCTCTCCCACATTGGCAGGGTCAACACACGGGTATGGACATTGAATTGTGCAGTATCAACGGACTTGTGCTCAACAACAAGGTCTTCAGTAGCAAGGAGGCGAGCAAGATTGCCCTTTACTTGTTGGTTGATAGGCATTGGTCTTTGTTTGAACTGAACGTATTATACAAAGAAGGGTCGCCCTTTGGACGACCCATGTGACGCTTTTTGAACTGGCGCAGTGCTTCACGCCTTGCTCTCAACGCCTGAGGTTTAAGTTTTCTCTTCTGTTCTTTTTTAGAGTGGTGTTGCCAATTCGGGGTTGTCATCGATCGTATCCAGAACATTGATGGTGGGGAACCATCCAGTACTAGTTAGCAAACTAACATCCGCAACGTTGTCTTGTCTCTCTCCAGGAGTCAGTTCTTTAACTGGCAAGTGACCCATCCCCATCTTCTCAGCAAGTTCTCTAACTGATACAGATTTTCCAGATCCTACAGAAACTGGTCCACAAATTTTGCTACTTGCAAGATAACGAATAGCGCGACAAACATCTTTAACATGAATCCAATCTCTGCGGTGATTAGTCACATAAGTTGCGGTTTTATCTTCAAGCATACGATACATCATATCTGGACGACTATCGGGTCCATATACAGTTGTAAATCTCATCCCAACTGAGTTTGGTGGTGCCATTTGCTCATTAATCCATTTTGTCATGGCATATGGATTTTCCCAGTAATCTTCCTCAACTGCACTAGAGGAAGCATACAAAAGTCTTGTATTAGTTTCTCTACACCAATCAAAAAGTTTTTTGGACTTTACCACATTATTCTCATAAAACTTTTGAGGATTTTCTAGACTATCCCTGATGTTTGCAAATGCTGCAAGGTGAATAACCAACTCATATTCACCACCATCAAAGTTACTAATGTCATATGGGAAGTCCATTCCCACAACAAGATTATTGTGAGTGCTTTGCCAATCAGCAAATACGTTCCTACCAATAAATCCCCTATGACCAGTGATTAAAATCTTCATGATGCCAACCTACTAAATCCTTTCACCTTCTCAAATTTTAACACATTCAAGAACTTATCGCGCATTCCTTCCTTGTGAGAAATAACAAATGTATTTGCATCTTTGATTACAAACCTAATAATCTTCATGAACTCATCTGTACCAAATCCATCAAGGGATGAATCAAAAGTCTCATCAAAAATAATCAAATTACAATTTAATGAGTTCTTAATTTTTGCTATCTCTCTCCATGTAAACAGAAGTGCAAGGTCAATACGCATCTTCTCACCTTCACTGAAGGAAGCATAAGAGAAGTCTTCGTGAATAGGTGACTGAATGGATTCATTGAACTCCTCATCCAAACAGAAGTTCACAAAGAATTCCATCATCTGAAGATATCTATTTACCTGATTATTAATCAGTGGTAAATATTTTTTAATAATTTGACCTTTGACGCCGCCATCTTTTAACAAATCAAAAATAAAATTATAGTTGATTAAAAGATCTTTATTGCTATCTGCGTCTTTAGATACAATTTTATATTGTTCTTCTAAACTCTTTAACTTCTCATGTTCAGAATTTCTTGTTTCAAGTCTATCGGCAACAGTTTGAATTTCTTGTTCAAGACCACTGACCTGTCGCTGGTATCCAGAGATCTTAGTATTAATTTGAGAAATCTCATGTGTTAAGGTAGTTACCTCTTTTGAAATTGTAGAGAAATGACGCTCTCGCTCTTCTTCCTCTTTAATTGCCTCTTCTAGTTCTTTATAACCAGATTGCAACTCCTTTGCTTTATCTTGAGCGTCCTTAATTCTATTTATTCTGAAGACTTCTTCTATAGACTGGGTACATGTAGGGCATACCGTATTGTTAGTAAAGAACTTATGCTCTTCGGTAATTGTCGTAACTTTTTGAGATATCTTTCCTTTAAGGTTTCCCAATTTACGAAGTTTAGACGTTGCTCCAGAGTATTCTTCAAGTTCTTTTTGTTTCTCTTGCAATTGATTCTCAATAGCAAGTGAGTCAATAAGTAATTTATCCTGAGCATCTTTTAGTTCTTGAATCTGCTCTTTTTTTGCTTTAATGTCAGATTTGCCTAAACGTTCTACTTCATCAATAAACTCTTTTTGCATTCTGAGTTTATCTTCTACAGATTCCTTTTTAAGTGAGAGATTTCTAATATCTTCTCGGCACGCTTTAATCTTATCCTTTATAACAGAATTCATCGAAGAGAAGATCTTAATGTCTAACAAGTCTTCAATGACTTCTCTCCTAGAAGCAGCAGGAAGTTGCATAAAAGGAATAAAATTGCTGCTCCCAAGAATAACAATTTGAGTAAATGATTTGTAATTCATTTTCAGAACTACACTTTCTAACCACGTCTGCTGATCTTTAGAAGCAGCGTCGGAGTTTAATAACTCTCCGTCTTTATAGATCTGAAATACTGTTGGTTTAATTCCACGTATTATCTTCCACTTAGTATTACTAATCTTGAACTCAATTTCGACTAAGCAATCTTTTTCGTTGACTGAATTTATAAGTTGAGGTTTATTAACTCCACGATAAGATTTTCCAAACAAAGAAAAAGTCAAGGCATCAAGCATTGTACTTTTACCAGCACCGTTGTTACCAATGACAAGAGTTGTAGATGCTGTTGTAAAATTTATCTCAGTAAACTGATTGCCTGTACTAAGGAAATTTTTATATCGAAGTTTTTCAAATAAGATCATTATCTTCTGGCGGTATTACAAGATCATTTGCAGTGATTATCGTATAGTTATATTGATGCACTTCACATGTTTGTATCATCAACTCATCATCCACCTCAATAACACATAGTTCTGGATAGTCTTTGTCCTCTAGCATCATGGCAAATCTTTCGGCATCATCCTCTTGCTCAAAGATGTAAAGAACTTGATCCCCATCTTCGTTTGTTACTGAGTATGCTCCCTCTTGTTCTTTACCAGCTAAAGTAAGAATAAACATATTATACCAATTCGCAAGCCTCTTTGTAAACCTGATGGATTATTTTTTTAATTTCTGGTTTATTTATTGATGCCTCAGAATCGTCAATATATTTACTTAGAATGGATACTGTATCTTCAGACTCAGGATCATAATCTTGCAATTCGGTTTTTGCCTCGACAAATGACTCTACAAGTTTTAACTCTGAGATATTAGATGCTATTAGTTTATCAACAAACTTTTCATATTTTTTAGCATCTGTTTTTTTACGAACTATTAACTTTACAATCTTGCCTTCAAGAGATCTTGTATCAAATGTTTGATGATTATTATCTTCATATTCAATAACCTCATACATCTTGAATGGATTATTAACTGGCGTCAACTCTAAAGTATCTGTGTCAAAAATATGGAATCCTCTAACATCACCAATATCATTGGCATATATCTCGTAAGGATTTCCTAAGTAAAATATCTTTCCGTCTGTCGATCTAGTGTGATAGTGACCAGAGAAGACATGGGTGAACTTCTTAAATAATTTGCGGTCCACACCTTCTTCCATGGTGTGTCCACGATAAGCTGGAAATCCGCTGAGCTCAAGGTGCCCCATCGCACATAAGCAACTTGTAGTTTTAATAGTCTGGAAAGTACTACTAGTGTTTTCTTCATTAATCCAAGGAATAAACAATACATTTAAATTATCTAGTTTAGTTTCTGTTGCCTCAGAATAAACTTTAACGTTCTCATATTCTCGTAAAAGAAGATCTACTGCATTTACTTCATTCGTGTTTTTATAATATGCAGTATGATTTCCTACAATTGTATGTACGGTAACACCAAGTTTTTTTAATCGATCATAATAATTATCCTTTGCCCAGGCAAGAGCAGCAAAATCAATTCCTTTTCTACTATCAAAAGTATCTCCCATATCTACAACGGTAGTGATACCATCTTCGATTAGTTTAGGAAAGAATACCTCATCATAGAACTTTAAAAAATAATCATGGAACAACTTGGAATTTTTACGAGCACCAAAATGTTGGTCTGTAATTATAGCAACCTTCATTGATATCTAGATTTAGAATGGACACTATCTTTAATAGAATTATAGTCCGAATAATTCACACCATCAATAAGATTGTCATCAAAGAACACTTCGTCGTAACCTGTTCTTTCAAGAATCTTATTTTTAATCTCTAATTGTTTTTTCTCTTTTTGTATTCTACGTAGAAACGCGTAGTGAATAATTTGAGTAAAATAAGCAAACGGGTTTTGAGACTTCTCAGGATCAAAATTGTGGATGTACTGGACACAGTTTTCAATCCCATCTGAAATCATGTCGTCTTTAAATATGTAGTTAACAAAATTAGGTTTAAACGACAGGTGAGTAGCAATTTTTAAAAAACACTCTCCAAGATAGTTTGTGATTGGAGGTTTACCTTCCCAATGTTTTGATCTATCTTCTTTGGTTGGTTCTCTTTTATGCTTTTGTATAAAGTCTGTTTCGACTCTTGCTCTGTACTGAATTAAAGCTTCTAAGAGTTCTTTGTTGTTAACATAGTGTACGGATCTTTTTCTTTTAGTCATTGCACTACTGTTTATCATTACTCTATTTAATACTATTGTCTGTATTATAACACTTTGTCTTCAATAAACAAAGCTTGACAAGGGTCTCCAAACTGTGTACAATAACCTTTGTGGAGGTTCAGAAACAATATTAGCTTTCTTTATATAACCTTTCTAAGATCTCTTTAGTATCACTTACGTTACCGATCCTACCCATTTTTCTATTGATCTTCCTTCTGATTCCATGTGGATCTTCTGAATCAGAGAAGTCCTTAGACTCCCGTAACCAAGACTGATACATCATAATCATTTCAATATCCCTAGATTCACTCATGGTGATAACATCATCCATGTCAATAATAAACATGTCATCTCTTGTTGTCTTTAACCAGGGTTCTAGTTTATATCCTTGTTTGTTACCTCTAATTCTTACTTGAGAGTAAGTAATTGGATTAGATACTAAGAGGAATGTATTATCTTCTTCTATACATGGAGATACTTTGGTGAATATCTCTTCTCCAGATTTTAACTTTATAGTTGCGTAAAAGTCATCTTCCATCATTTGACTATTCCTTTAAATTAACGTTTATAATCTCATAGTTAAAATTTTCTTCATTGTAAACTTTAATTCTTTCTATAAGATGGTTTAGTGTGTAATTCCTTCTTGCCTTATGTGTGCAATCATCAGATATATCATAAAGCATTGCTTTTGTTTTGTTCTTGCCTTTTCTTAAGACTCTACCAATAGATTGTAAATTACGTATTCTGGATTTACTGGGAGATGCAAAAACAACGTTGTGTAGGTTTCTTATATTTATTCCAGTAGAGAATACACCATAAGAAGCGACAATAATTGCATCACTTTCTCTCTCTGTAATTTCTCTTACTTGTTCTCTCTCCACAGTATCTACACCACCATGAACAAAAAATACTTTTCTGTTACTCTTCACGCTAGACTCAATAAGTTCAAATAAAGGTTTACCATGCGATTCTACTCTTGAGAATAGAATAAGAGTATTACCTTTTAAATCTATAGCAAGGTTTTTAATAAAATTATTCCTACGCTCATGTGATATAATAAATTGAACTTCATCTTCATAGGTAGGAAATATTTGTGGAGTATGTTTTAACACTAAACAAGTAATATCCAATTTTGACAAATGACCCTTTGCCATCAACTCTGCAGTTCTGACAATTTTGTAGGAAGGACCAAACAAACCTTCAAGAACCCATTTGTGGGTTTGAGTTCCATCAAGTGTTCCAGTAAATCCAAATCTATATTTTGCATCAGCAAGTTTAGTCATTATAGATATTAAAGACTTACTCTTAAAAAGGTGTGCTTCATCGCCAATGACCACCTCATAAGGTTCAAAAAATGAACGGTCAAGTTTATAAATTGATTGCCAAGTGGTTATTGTGACAGGAGCATCAGATACTTTTTCCCGTCCAGAATAAATTTTATGGCAATATGTCTGAGCGTCCCAACCATAATCCTCAAAGTCTTTATACATCTGCTCTACTAGAGATGTCGTTGGAACAACTAAGAGGATTTTTTTCTGCTTATCTGAGTAATACCGAACTACTGAATAAATCATCAATGATTTACCTGAGGCAGTTGGTGATATCAATAATTTTCTATTATGTCGTAAAGCATCGTATACTCCCTCAATTTGATAGTCTCTGGGACGAATTGAGGTAATAGAATTCATGTAATCCTTGACACCTTCTTTTGATATACCCTCATTTACTTCAAAGGGCATACCATAGAATTTATTATCTTCAAACTTGTACGTATATCTATAGTTTTCACAAAAGGATATTAATTTATCAAGTAAACCAATATACAATTGTTTTGATCTCATATCAAATAAGTGAATTTCCCCGTTCCAGTTTCTACCTCTATATTGAGGCATGAATTTGGCGTTAGGGACTTCAAATTTAAAGTAGTCTCTTAATTCATATTCAACGTGTGGTTCGCATTGAATTTTTAAAAACACCTCATTTGATTTTTGAATAATGAGATCATAGTTATTAACCATATCCTGCTTGGAATCGTAGGAACTCTATTGCATTCTTAATTTGGTAAGTTCTATTTTGAATTACCTTAAGAATACTTTCCAAGTAATTTAAAATGGTATCGTAATACTCAACTTTTAAACTGACTTGTGATAATTTTTCGTCAGCATCCAAATACTTTTGGAGCGTATCTTTGTCTCTAATTTTTTTGGGGAAAGGATTTTCTGTGTAGACTTCTGGATCTGCCTTTCCTGTAAAATACTCGTACCGTTCGTGTCTAATATTTTTGCGGGTCTGTTCCGCTTTTTTCTTCAGTAAAATTACGGTATTATAGATCTCAAAATATTTAGCATGTAAAATAGGAACGTTAATCGATTCCTGATGCAAATTATCCATATCAATGTGGGCGTCTTTTTCCCACATCTTCTGGATCTCATCCAAATCTAAAATCATAAAGGTTTGCCGTTTCTATCTAATATATTGTAAATAGTATACTTGAAAGATACCTCTGCCGTAAAGAATTCGGTATCTGAATTGGTAGCATCAAATTGCATGTCTCCCAAATCATATGGGAACATGTCTTTAAATACGACTTCAAACTGTGGTCTATTATTGCTATTCATAACAACAAGAGATCCATCAGAATAGATATTCATTGAATTACTATCATAACCAACATTATTTGTTTGATCTTCTTGGAAGTCATATATCTCATTTAAAGACTCTGGAAATCCTAGTCCTCTCATCCATCGTTGGATCTCCATGTAATTTTCGAGATTCTCATCAACAATAAATCTTAAAGTAAAATCATTAAATTGAATTTTATCTCCAGGAATATCAATGTTCTTGAGATACGATGGTTGCTCCGCAACACCAAGACTTAATCCTGGAATATTTGCAGAGTTTGAAAAGAATGATACCTTCCTTGCTCTCGTGAGAGTAAATCTAAACCCAATTGAAGATAGGAAGTTCCTATTTTGAATTTGATTACTATATGCGTTTCCTACTGCCACGGTTAGACGTACAAGTATATGGACTATTTAGATAAAAAAAGAGACCCTTGCGGGTCTCTTGTATACAGATTGTGAATCCGATGGATCACATGAGGTTCTTGATTTGAACTCTTCTGTAGTAACGGTTCTGGTTGACCTTGAGACGACCCAGACCTTGCTCGGTGCCTTCTGCGAAGGGGTTTGCAACAAGACCATAACGGGTCTTGAAGCCGATCTTGGGCTGGAAGGTGTTCTCGCCAACTGCACGTACCATCTGGAGGGGTACGTATGGGCAGTAGAAGAGACCTGCGTCGTAAGGTGAAGAACCCTTGTAACCTACAACGTAGTACTGCTGAGCAGCAACGTTTGCAGCATAAGGATCGATATAAACGCGATACTTACCGAGCAGAACACCAGCGAAGGTGTTGCCAGTGTCATCAACGTTCAGGTTAGCGTTGAGTGCTGGGGTGTAATCCAGAACGCCTGCCATTGACAGTGCCGAAGCAACGTCAGCAGAACACATGATTACGTTGCCCTTTCCTCTACGAGTTCTTTGTGCAATCGCGTTAGCGTCGCGCTCGATTTGGAACAGCAGACCCTTGAACTTCTCAACTGACCAACGACCGTTGGAGTCGATGTCGAGGTCGAATACGCCAGGAGTTGCGGTGTTAGCAGCAGCGCCTTGCTCAGCAACCTTATAGATGGTTCTGATAACTTCTCTGTTGATCTCAGCGAGGATCTCAGTGGAGAGAATGTTAGCAAGTTCTGCTTCTGCATTCAGACCATGAATTGCCTTCAGGTCTTGTGCAAGCTCAAGGCTGTATTCTGCCTTCAGTGCTCTTGACTTTGCAGTGACAGTGA